CGACTTCAGACGCACGAAGAAATTTGTGCGCTGCGGTACGAATCCATCCAAAAATCGTTTGAGTCAAGCAGCAAGCGCATGAGCCGCATCGAGTACATCCTCTATGCGCTGATCGCGGTCACGCTGCTTGGCCCAGGCTTTGCTGCTGAGATGTTGAAAAAGATGCTGGGGGTTTGATGATTGACCTCACCAAGGCCATTGGAGCCGTTGCTGCGAGCGTTGCGGCGCTTGGCGGCAGCTATACCTTGGCCGATAAATTTGGCTGGTTTGACCGAACAATCATTGAGTGGTCGCCTGAGAATTTCAAGATCGTGGCCGAGCACGGCAAGCCGATCAATGTCACCGTTGCGCGGATTAAAAAGCGCGACGACTGTTCTGTCGAGAGCTTCACACCAAGCATCCGTGATGCAGCAGGCATGGTGCATGAGGCCACCACCACGGCCAGCAAGTTTAGCGGCCCAGCAGGACCACAGATCGACACGTTCACCTATCAATTGACTATGGTGCAAAAAGAAAAAATCGCGGCTGGCAGCGCCACCTTGCTGGCAACGATCAAGTACAAATGCCCAGAGGGTGAGCGAGTGGTTCAATACCCGCGCCATCCAAACCTAAGTTTTGATCTGAAAGGGTAATCATGGACTGGCTCAAACAGATCGCACCCACCATCGCAACTGCAATGGGTGGCCCCTTAGCTGGCATGGCGGTGTCTGCCATCTCCAAAGCCATTGGCGTGGACGAAGGCAAGGTGGGCGACTTGATCGCCAACAACAAGCTGACCGCCGACCAAATTGCCCAGGTCAAGCTGGCCGAGATTGAGCTGCAAAAACAAGCGCAAGAGCTGGGCCTGAACTTCGAGAAGCTGGAGGTTGAGGACCGCAAGAGCGCCAGAGATATGCAGGCAGCCACTCGCTCGATGATGCCCCCCATCCTGGCTGGCGCGGTCACTATCGGCTTCTTCGGCATTATGGTGATGATGTTCTTCAACCAGATCGACAGCAGCAACCCGGCCATCCTAATGATGCTGGGCAGCCTGGGCACGGCCTGGACGGGCATCATTGCCTACTACTTCGGCTCGTCTGCTGGCTCTCAGGCCAAAACGGATCTGCTCTCAAAGGCTGCAAAATGAATCTCACACCCAACTTCACCCTGGAAGAGCTGACGGCCTCAGAGACCGCAGAGCGCAACGGCTGGGACAACAGCCCCAATGACACCGAGCTGGCCAATCTGACGCGCCTGGCAGACTTTCTGGAGCAGGTGAAGGTGGTGCTTGGCGGCAAGCCGATCATGATCAGCTCAGGCCTGCGCACCAAGCTGGTCAATGATGCTGTGGGAAGCAAAGACACCAGCCAACATCGGACTGGCTGCGCTGCCGACTTCAAGGTGCCAGGCATGACCCCAGACCAAGTGGTGAAGGCCATCATCGCCAGCGGCATCAGCTACGACCAAGTGATCTCAGAATTCGGTCGCTGGGTGCACATCAGCGTGCCCAACAGCGTCGATGTCAGCCCCCGCAAGCAGGCGCTGATTATCGACAAGGCAGGCACCAGGCCGTTTGCCTAAAGGCGCTGGCACATCCCCTCACCGTTGTAGGCTGGCCAGCCCGACTGGCCCTTGGTCTGCTTCCACAGCTTAACCATGTCGCAGTACTCGGCCTGCTGGCGCTCGGCCTCCTCAAAGTCGGACTGGCCGACGATGCCCATTGCAACGATCAGACCGATGACGGCCAGGATGACTTGGTAGCTCACGGTCAGCTCCTGCTGGTTGTTGATGACTGCATCTTACCACGATTTCCCACAATATATTTAATCAGGACAAACCCTAATCTTTTGGGATTTTTGCAACAATGATTTTGACCACCGTTTCGAGCGTCGTGAAGCGGTGCATGTTGGCGCATTCATAGCGTCGATACTTGGCATTGTCTGGACGCTGGCGAGTCTCCTCCACCAGCGTCCAGGTGCCGCAGACAGGGCACTTCATCAGTACCCTCTCCAGATGCGCACGTCCACCAGCCACATCGAGACAAAGAATTCGCCATTGGCAAAGCCAACAGCGAACACCGGCCACTTGTGCATCAGCGTCTCGATGCTGATCTTGATCTGCTTTTTCATGCAGCCACCTTCTTGCCCTCGTCGGCCAGCCCCTGCTTGATGTAGTGCAGCACCTGGGCGGCCAGGGTGCGCGTGTCGGCCTCGGCCTGGCGGCGCAGCGCCAGCTCCACGTCCGGTGGGATGCGGATCGTCATCCAGCGGTCCTTGGTCTTGTCGGTGGCCATCAGTCGGTGCCCCCAGCGTTGGTGATCGCGTCCTCGAACATGTCGGCAGTGGCACCAGCACCGGCCAGCTCGATGGGGATGCCGTTGGTCAGCAAGCTGACCAAGTCCTCCTGGCCAGCCACCTCGATGTCGAAGCGTGTCTGGGCTGCGTGCCGGATGGCCTGCGCCTGGTTGCTTGCGCGAATCAGGCGGTGGCGGCTGGTCTCGATGTCGGTGACAACGTAAATGCGAGTGCTCATGGTGTGTTCTTTCGTTGGTTAAAAAAGGCACTGATCTGCCCCTTGGCAGCTTCCGCACCTTTTCCCACTATACAACAGAATCCCACACTTTCAAGGTACGTGATCCAGTCTTTTTGCTCGGCGCTCAGGCTGCCGCCTTTGGTGCGCTTCATCTCCACCCACAGCCCCCAAGCAGGCACAAACAGATCAGGCACGCCAGACGCCACGCCTTCTGCCTTCAGGCGGCCAGCAGTGGCCTTGCTGCGCGCTCCACCGTTGGGGATGGCATGGATGCGCACGCCTGGCCATGTCTGGCGAAACCAGCGCACCACCTCGCGCTGCTCAAAATGCTCAGAGGGCACTGCATCAGATGCCATGATTTTTGTGGAAGCCATACTGCTCTTCTGCCTTTCTTCTTGCTGTCACCGCTCCGTCGAATGACTCAAACGATCCGAGATGAATCGACGTTCTTCCAACTCGAATTTGTGCTTGCCATCTTCCAGTTTCTGAGTGCTTGAAAACACCTGTCACACCAGAAACATTGCGCTTTGACTTTGACAAATTCATGGCATTCTGAGAACGACACGCAACACGCAGATTCTGGATTCTGTTATCTGTCTTGTCATGGTTGATGTGGTCAATCTCGCCATCAGGCCAAAAGCCATAATGCATTGCCCAAGCAACTCGGTGCGCGAACAACTTTCTGTTGGCAATGGCTCCAAAAAGGTATCCGTTTGAATGTGGAGCGCAGAGCGCATTCTTTCCAACGAATCTTGAATTCCAGGATGGCCTGCACTTTTCACAACGCAGCCAAGTGAACTGCCCACTTTCTGGATCGTAGGCAACTCTGATGCGCAATTCATCAATGGTGATCTTGTTCAAAAGGGCACCTCGCGTTCCCACTGCTCGCACGCATCGACCGTGCTGGCGAAGTCCTCGGGCGGCGTCATGTCAAACGCAAGGCAGTGGCCGGACTGGTTGAAGTGGTCGCAGGTGTGGCAGCACTTGGGTGGCCCGGCCTTGTCCCACTCACGCCACTGAATCAAAAACTCCGGCTCGCTCGGTCTGGTGTTCGGTTTGTCAATCATGCCCATCTCCTTTTCATCACTCTGAAAAATTTGCCATCGCGCTTGAACTCGATGCTGCTGGGAGGATTGCTGCTGCTCATCTCGGCCACTATGTATTCCAGCCAGTCACTTTGGCCTTGGCAGCGATGTGCTTGAGACAAATCAGTCCCAGAGCTATTTGCCATGATCATGCATTGCTGAATGGCTCTGTCCCCAGCATACCCATCGTGCAGGACAGGCAGGTACTCGGTGATGGCCGGATCGCTCAGGCCACCGTAGTAGGTCACGGCGATCATCTCCTTGCCACTGGCCTTGCTGACGTGCTTGCGCCAGGACCAGGCTGTCACGTCCAGGTCGCTCCCCTCTAGTCCCATGATGTCGTCGTTGCGCAGCTCCAGCTTCTTGCGCTCCGGCTCGGGGAATGGATGGCCGCAGGCAGGGCAGGCAGACACCGAGATGGCGCACAGCTCCCCGCAGTTGTCGCAGACCTTGACCGGTGCCTCACCGTTGCCCTCTCCGGCCTTTTTGGGCGGCTGCGCAGCGGTGATCGGCCCATGCGTGGCCACCACGCCAGCAAAGTCCAGCACCAGGCAGTGATCGATGTGCGACTTCACCCGCATGCCCCGGCCTGCCATCTGAACGTACAGGCTCGCGCTCATGGTGGGGCGCAGCATGGCGATCAGATCGATGTCTGGGTAATCGAAGCCGGTAGTCAGCACGTTGGCATTGGTGAGGGCTTGCAGCCGTCCGGCCTTGAAGTCGGCCAGCATGCGCTCACGCTCCTTCTTTGGCGTCTCGCCTGTCACGCACTCAGCAGCCACCCCATGCTGGCGCAGGACAGCAGCGATGTGCTGGGCGTGCTTGACACCCGTGCAAAACACCAGC